TACATTAATGAGTAAGGAAGGATACATAGTTAAAGAGCTTTTATGCATGAAAAATTTATTAAAACCTGAGAATAAACATCATGTCCATTTCGTAGATTATAAAGAGATTATTAATAAACCCCAACAAACAATAAAAGGAATTTATAAATTCTTAGGTATCCCCTTCTTTAAACATCGATTTATTGATCTAGATCAAGTAGTAGTGAATGGGATAAGTTATAATGACACTATTTTAGGAGAAGGGGTACATACGATTAAAACAAAAAAATTGATTAAAAGTAAAATAGATGTTAATATCCTTCCCAAAGAAATTATAAAGCAATATGGAAAGATTAAATTTATATGAACTTTGATTTTGTATTTTTAGGTCAGTCTGTTTTAAAATATCAAGTCCCGCTTGAAGTCTTTGTTGGACTCAATGAGCTTTACGAAACAAACAAGAAACATTTACCGAATGCCAATAAGCAACTCGCAGGAAAAATTCCTGATGAAGTTTCGTTGTTCTATGCCGGTCCTAATAGTAAGAGGATGCATCAACACAGTTTTGTATCCGAAGATGTTTTAAAATGGTTCTATTCTATTTTTGATCATTATCTAAAATGGAATAAGACGGGGGAATATAAGATGAATATTAATTCCATCTGGGTGAATGAGATGAAAGCAGGAGATTATAATCCTGTACACATTCATCAGGGAACAGTTTATACAGGACTCTCTTCAGTGATGATTCTTAAACTTCCTAAAGATATGGGTCCAGAACCGGCTCGTCCAGATCAACCGATGAATGGACAACTTCAAGTTTTAGGAAATGTTTCAGGTCAATTTGCAACTACCGATTATTCTCCTACAATGAAGATTGGGGACTTTTATGTTTTTCCCTATGATGTGAGACATGTCGTTTATCCTTTTACCAATAAAAAAGCAAAAAGAAGAACACTGGTTTGTAATTGTGATGTTGATTACAATCCTATTGCTTCAAGGACGGCTGGATGATTTACGAACCTAAATGGAAATCTTTAATGGCTAATACAATAGGGCCTATTTTTACTCCTGCACAGTGTCAGGACATTGTTAACATGGGCCATCAGCAAAAGGCTGAAGAAGCTAAGGTAGGACATAAAAAGAAACCTGGAGGAAACTATGATGCTAAAATGAGAGTCACGACCATCAGCTGGATTCCCTTTAAAGAAATGCCCGACATGTATAGAATTATTGAACGAACCATGCTTCAAGTTAATAGAAATCATTTTGGTTATGAAGGGATGCAGATTACCGAGGTTGCCCAATTTACCGAATACCCTAAAGGTGGATTTTATGAATGGCATATGGATGCAGACGTGAATTGTCAATATGAACCTCCGGTTAGAAAAATCTCTATGACTATTTTACTTTCTAATCCTTCCGAGTTTGTTGGTGGGGATCTAGAATTTATGACCGAGGGTAATAAACCCCCTCATCTTGTTCAAGGACAAGCCATTTTCTTTGACAGTATGATTCGTCATCGAGTTAATAAAGTTAAGAAAGGAATCAGACGTTCTTTAGTGATGTGGTTCGGAGGACCTCCATTTAAATGAACCGAGAAATTTTATTCCCTACCCCTATCTATTTTAAAATGGTTAAGGATCCTAAAAAATTAAATAAGCATTTATTCAAACATATTAAAGCCTGGAGTAAAAAAGATAAAGGTGAAACAAAAACCAATGCTGGTGGTGGTTGGCATAGTAAGACCAATATGAATTTTAAAGAAGAATACAAACCTTTGGGTAATGAACTTTTTACTATGCAGGAAGAGGTCTATAAAGATTTTGGGATGGCCCCTAAACCTGGTTTAGGAAATATGTGGGCGAATATTAATTACCCGGGATCGTATAACAAACAACATACCCATCCTAACTCTTTATGGTCAGGTGTTTATTATGTGAAAGTCCCTAAGAATTCAGGAAGTTTATTTGTTGAAGATCCACGTCCAGGTCCTAATATTATGCTTCCACGACGACTTGAATCATTACCTAAACAATTATGGCGCGTGGTGCTTTATCCTGCGATTGAAGGACAAATTATTATGTTTCCTTCGTGGTTATCTCATGGTGTAGAAGTAAATACATCTAAAGAAAAGGGAGAAAAAGGATGGAGAGTTTCTGTCTCTTTTAATTTTATTCAAATCAATGAAGAGGGAAAAGTAGGATGATAGAAACTATATACACAGAAATACCCTTTGAAAAATTTGAATATTTTGATCGACCTGAATTTCATAGAGATGAAAAAGCATTTAAAGAGGCATTAACACAGTCCATGGAAAAATATGGAATGAAAGATCCTGTCTACTGTTGGGCGAATGGTAAATCTTATGGTGACATTATTAAAGTGATTGTAGGCAATAACCGAATGGTCGTTGCTAAGGAACTAGGGATTAAAACTATTAAAGCAGTGATCACTAATTTTAAAGCAGATGAACTTCCCATTGAAGGAAGAGTTTTAAATACGGATGCAGAAATTAGGGAGCTTTTTCATTTACCTAAAGACCTCCAAATTAGACGAGATGCGAATGGTGATGTGGATCAAGTCATGCCTGTTCAGTATATGGGAAAAGGAGTGAGGGAAGAATATGTTTAAAACAAAAAAATATCAAGTGATTCGCGGAGCCCTTTCCAAAGAGCTTTCAAACTTTATCTTTAATTATATGATGCTACAGCGTGACGCTGTAGACTATATGATCAAAAACAATAGAGTGAATACAGCTAATCCTTTTATAGGTAATCGAGTCGATCACCAGATACCTGGAGCCTATTCTAAATATGCAGACTGGGTCATGGAAACTTTACTCATGTATATGATTCCTGTTATGAAAGCTAAGACTGGATTAGAATTGATTCCTACGTATTCGTACACACGTCTCTATGAAAAAGGAAATATTTTACATCGACATAAAGATAGACCTAGTTGTGAGATTTCTACCACATTAAATTTAGGAGGAGATTCATGGCCTATTTATTTAGATCCCACTGGAGCCAATAGTATTTTATCCGGAAGAGAAACCACAACGGTGGTGAAGCCGGGAGCCCCTCGGGGAATCCGAGTTGATTTAAAAGTAGGAGACATGCTTATTTATTCAGGGTGTGAACTTGAGCACTGGAGAGAACCTTTTGAAGGCAACATTTGTTCTCAAGTATTTTTGCATTATAATCATGCCAATGGTCCTTTCGCTAAGACTAATTTATATGATAAGCGCCCCATACTAGGCATTCCTAAATAATGGCTTTAGTTCGTGTAACTCTAGGCGGTAAACGTCTGGGGTATGTCAGGAATAATAAAGCAGGATCCACCACCATTATTAATTATCTTGGCCAGCTTCTCTGGAACGAGAAACCTACCACGTATAGTGGTACGAACGTTCAAGACTATTGTGGTGATGATTCCTACATTGGACGTGAGAAAGGATTTGAATCCTATCATAAAGAACTTAAAGACTGTGAGATTAGAATCGCTGTCTACCGTGATCCCATCGACAAGATCATTGCTGGATTTTATTATTGTCAGGAACAATATCCTCATCTTAATAACCTAGATTATTTTCTAGAGACCTATTCAGAACAATTAAAAAACAATTACATCAGAATCCATTGTCGTACTAACACTGATATGTTAGGTCCTGATCCATCAATCTATACCCATATTTGGAATATGAATGAGATTGATACCAAGCTCCTTCCCTTCCTGGAACAACTCGGTGGTAAAAAGATACAGAAAACAAGGCTCAGGGAACACCAACCACCGACCATTACTAAAGAACAAGAAGCAAAAGCTAGAGAAGTCATGGCTGTTGACTATCAAAACGGCTGGTGTAAAGAGTTGATCTCCACAAAAATATAGTATATTTGTATCCTAAACGGAATTTTGTATGCTACAAAAGATAGGCTTTCTACCAGGTTTTAATAAACAAGTTACACCAACCACCGCTGAAGGGCAGTGGATTGCAGGTGATAACGTTCGCTTTAGGTATTCTACACCTGAAAAAATTGGAGGGTGGGCTCAATTAGGAGAGGATTATCTGACAGGAGCCGCTCGATCTCTCCACCATTTCGTGGATAGTTCAGCCATTAAGTACGCAGCTATTGGAACGAATCGAATTTTATATGTTTATACAGGGGGTATCTTCTATGATATTCACCCTATTAAAAGCACTAATACTTTATCTAATGCTTTTACTACTACGAATGGATCAAAGTCAGTTAAAATTACTTTAAGTTCTACGGTCGGATACAACGCCGGAGATATTATTCTTTTAGATAATTTCTCCAGTATCACAGGCTCTAATTATGTAGCCGCTGATTTTAATGATAAGAAATTTATGATCACAAGTATTGTAAGTTCAACTCAAATTGAAATTACAATGGTTGCTGCGGAAGGTGGTTCAGGAGCCACGACTTCTGGAGGTATTAGACTTCAACATTATTATCCTGTAGGGCCTGCACAACAACTTGGAGGTTTGGGTTGGGGCATTGGTCAATACAGTGGAACGGTTTCAGGAGAAACCACAACAACTTTAAATGGAGCTTTAGGAGACAATATATATGGAACTGGAGGATCAGGAACTTCCATTACCTTAACAGACGCTTCTGCTTTTCCTGATTCAGGAACTTCTTATATTCAAGTAGGTACCGAAGAAATTTCATACACTGGAGTTTCAGGAAATGATTTAACTGGTATTACCAGAGCCGTGAGAAACACTACTCGTGCAGCTCACTCAGATGGAGCAACGGTAACGAACACTACTGACTATGTAGGTTGGGGTTCAGCAGCTTCTGGAGACTATGTGATTGCGCCAGGAATGTGGACACTCGATAACTATGGTTCTAAATTGATTGCTTTAATTACTGACAGTGCATGTTTCGAATGGGATGCAGATGCTACTAACCCTACGGGTACAAGAGCTACTATTATTTCAGGAGCACCCACCGCTTCAAGAGATGTACTTGTTTCTACACCGGATCGACACTTAGTATTCTTTGGAACAGAAACAACGATTGGTACTACAAGCACTCAAGATAACATGTTTATTCGATTCTCTTCTCAAGAGGATTTAAATACTTATACACCAACCGCAACGAACACCGCAGGTACACAAAGACTTGCAGATGGTTCTAAAATTATGGGGGCCTTAAGAGGTCGTGATGCGATTTATATTTGGACGGATACCGCACTCTTTACCATGCGTTTTGTAGGTGCTCCTTTTACATTTGCTTTTGAACAATCCGGAACTAACTGTGGATTGATCGGTAAGAATGCTACGGTAGAAGTTGATGGTGCTTCTTACTGGATGTCTGAAAATGGTTTCTTTAGATACTCTGGTAAACTAGAATCCATGGACTGTTTAGTGGAAGACTATGTTTACGATAGTATTAATACAACATCTAATCAATTGATTAATGCAGGATTAAATAATCTCTTTGGAGAAATTATATGGTTTTATTGTAGTAGTGGATCCAACGTGGTGGATCGAATGGTTTGTTTTAACTATATTGATTCTTCTGCTCAACGAGGAATATGGACCACAGGAAGTTTAAACAGAACTGCATGGGAAGACTCCGCCGTCTTTGGTAAACCTCATGCTACTTTATATAACATTGATGGAACACAAGCTGTAACTTCAGGGACTTATGTGGTAGGTAATACAGAAGGTGTTTCAACTTATTTTGAACACGAAACAGGGAACAACGAAGTAGCCGGTGGAAGTGTCACTGCGATTACTTCTAATATTGAATCAGGAGATTTTGATATTACTCAAGATCAAAAACAAGGTGTAACGTTTAGAGGAGATGGTGAATACTTTATGTCGATTCGAAGATTCATTCCAGATTTTTTAACTCAAACAGGAACGACAAGAGTGACTTTATATTTAAGAGATTATCCAAATGCAACACAAGTGAGCTCAACGCTAGGTCCTTTTGATATTACATCAAGTACATTGAAACAAGATACAAGAGCTCGTGCAAGATCGGTTGCAGTTAAAGTTGAGAACACGGGTAAAAATGAAGATTGGAAACTAGGAACTTTTAGGTTAGACTTACAAGCTGGAGGAAGAAGGTAATGCCTTTTCAATCAGAAAAACAAAGAAGATACTTATGGGCCAACGAGCCAGAGATTGCTCGTGACTGGACCGATACCTATGGTAGTCGAATTCAAAAAAATGAGGGAGGATTAACTTCGATTAGACAGCCTTATTTTTCAGGAGGAGAAATTATAGAAATGGGTCTTAAACAAATTCTAGCCTCACAAACTAAGAAAAAGGCACAAGAGTATGGTTACTTACCTCAACCCACACAGAAAAAAGGAATGGGCTGGCTCGGAAAAATGCTCGCTACTATGTTTTTAGGACCAGCAGCCGGACTAGCTTGGGATATAGGCTCAGGTATAATGAGCAACAGAGGAATGTCTTTTGGTTCTAATTTTAATATGCCTGGTTCTACAAGACAAACTACCCCACAACAACGAGCGACTCAACAATTCATGCAAAATTATAATGTCGGAATAAATCCACAGACAGGACGAATGACATCAGGACCTTTTGCCGGTAAGAATGCGCCTGGGTCATCTATGTTTGGATCTAAAACTCCTAAAGAGATGGCACAAAAATGGGTGGATAAATATGGAGATAAACAATACACAACTAAAAAACAACAACAAAAACAACAAGAGATAATAAATATAGCTACCATGAATCAAGGACCTCCGGGTGGTGGAGGAAATGGTGGAGGAAATCAAGGCGGTGGCGGAGGCTACAGTCAATCAGCAGTAGATGCTGGAATACAAGCAGCGGAGGATGATATATAATGGCAAAGATAGTACAGGTATTAACCAGACAAGGCGCGGACTATGACGATGCCGTTGCTAATTCTTTAGTAA